TACTGGTAACATTACTGGTAACTGGTCACTCACTGCTGGTTCACGACTCAACGCTACATACGCTGACTTGGCTGAACGTTTCGAAGCTGATGAAATCTATTCTGCCGGTACAGTAGTTCAGATTGGTGGTATTAAAGAGATTACTGCTGTTAAGTATGAACTCGCTGAAGATGTCTTCGGTGTTATCTCTGATAGTGCTGGTTTCGTAATGAACTCTTCAGCAGGAAACAACGACACTCACCCTGCTGTAGCAGTATCAGGACGTGTTCCGGTTAATGTTACTGGTAAAGTAGCTAAAGGTCAACGTCTTGTAAGTGCAGGTGCCGGTGTCGCTCGTGCCGCTAGAGTGGGTGAAGCGACTGCATTCAATACGATTGGCAGAGCGTTAGAAGCAAAAGCTACAGATGGTCTCGGATATATCGAAGCCTTTGTTACGATTCGATAATAGGAAGCACAGATGAGTTACGCACAATTTGGTACAATTCAGGCTGCTGACTTCAATACTCTTGTCGGTGGCAACCCTACATCAACTGCTAATACACTGAATGCTGTTTGGGCGACAGGCCTCTCCGCGGGTGGATATGGTCAAACTGCTGTTGCAAACGTTACAGTAGGTCAGACTGTTGCATCAACTGCACAGTGGACTGCACTTGTTGCTAATACTGCATCTGCGGCAACTCACCAAGGCACTTCAATCACTGCGGTTACTGCTCCTGCAGCAGGTGGGGTTGTGACATATGTATCTGCTATTCCTACTAACTTAACTTCAATTTGGGGAAGCAGATTGAATGCAGCGTCACAGGGAGGTACATCTGCTAATACTGTAACATTTGCGTCAACTTGGTCATCACTCTTAACTTTTACTCATACTGCTACATTTGCAAACGGTGATGCTGCTAGGTATTTCTTCAATGCTGGCGGACAAATCAAGATGACTGTTTCGCACCCATCTGGCACTGGCATTAATCTACTTCTTAACAACTTGGCATCTAACGTAGGCACAGTTGCCATGAGTGCATTGAATGTGTCAGGTACTCAAGTTATCAGCGGTGTATCATATAACGGAATCACTAAGATCGGTGGAGGCGGCAACGCTCCTACAATCAGTGCTACTAGCGGCTATTATGCTCAAACTGTTTCTAACGCCAATGTATTCACTCAAACTGCATCAACTGGACCTGCAGGTTACTTAAGTACATTCATTCGCTTCATCACCAAATCAAACGGTACTCAAGGTGCAAACGGTGATACTGGTTCAGTCATTACTATCTACACAGTATGGGACGAAGTTCCTGATGGTCTAGTTGTATCAGCTGGTTCTGCAACTACTATGACTCTTGTACCTCCTGAGTCAACAAACATCGCTAATACATGGGGTGCTGTTACTCTCGCAGGTACTGCTTCAGGCGTCTAACTTTTTTAACAGCTATGGGACATCCATCTAAATACTTGTAAGAGGATAAGATGGATACCAAAACATTAATCGCAGATGCCAAAGCCAGATTCAATCACAACTCCGCTAAAGCATATCTTAAAGAAAAATATGAAGCAAAACTGTTCGTAGCGGAACAAGGTGGCTTGTGGAAAGCTGACCAACAAACTATTTGCTTTCTCGCAAATGCGACGTTCTTAGAGCAAATGGTTTTGATTGATACATTCAACAATCCAGTGAAGGTTGTTCGTACTGAGTTATTATGGAAGTTGCAAAATATTTACGAAGAAGTCATGGCGGAATGGCATTCTGAATGGCAGGAACTTGAAGGTAAACGATGACTCGCGGAGTAATACTGTTCGCATTTAACTCTCCCAAGTATAACTATTATGAGATGGCAGTACATACTGCCAAACGTGCTAATCACTTCTTGGGACTACCAGTAACACTTGTTACTGATGAAGAGTCGTATCCAGATGATGAGACATACGCTTGGGATAACGTAGTAAAGGTTGTCCCCGATAAAGATAACTTTAGAGATTGGGGTATGTGGATCAATAAAGGCCGTTATATGGCCTATGATCTTAGTCCCTACGATGAGACTATTCTATTAGACGTAGATTACATTATCAACTCTGACAAACTACTTACGACTTTTGACACATATGAAGACTTTGCTTGCCATAACAAGACTAACTTTTTGATGCACCCAAATGCAGCACAAGAGTTATTGTCAGCATACAGTTACGAGACATTGTGGGCCACTGTAGTTACATTCAAGAAGTCAACAAGAGCAGAACAAATCTTTAGATCATTAGAGATGGTTCAGAAGAACTATGATCACTATGCTAACATCCATTCATTCATTGCTGGCGTATATCGTAATGACTATGCGCTAACACTTGCATTACGCATCGTTAATGGTCACAGTACTAATCCTAGTGATGTAATACCATGGGACCTAGTACATGTCGGCAAGAACACGCAAATATATGCGAATACTACAGATGAGTTCAATACAGAATATACAGTAATGTTTGACAACTGGCAGCGTGGTAAGATTCGTAAAGAGTATATCACTATTAAGGACATGGACCTTCATTTGATGAACAAAGACTTATTTAAGGAGATTATTAATGGATAAGGGTTTTGTAATAATGGCTCAAGGTGATGACTATGTTAAGTGTGCTGTAGCACTTGAGCGTAGCATCAAGAATGTAATGCCAGATGCCAATGTAACGATCATTACTACAGAGATGCTTCCTTACGGCGATCAAGCACCTGATACTGATTGGAAGTTACAGAACGATTGGCAGGTATATGAGAGCAGTCCATACGAATACACGATCAAGTTAGAAGCTGATATGTATATTCCACAGTCTATTGACTATTGGTGGGATATATTGAAGGATCGTGATGTCGTGGTGTCTACTACAGCAAGAAACTTTAAGCAAGAGATAACGGGTATCAACGCATATCGTAGATTCATCGTTGATAACAATCTGCCAAACTGCTATAACGGTATCACATATTTCCGTAAGTCGGATACAGCCAAACAGTTCTATGAGACAGTGCGAACTATCTTTGAAAACTGGGGAGAGTTTCGTAATACACTAAAGTGCAATGTTGATGAAAAAGCTACCACAGACTGGGTGTATGCACTCGCATGTCATATGATGGGAGTAGAAAATACCACTTTGCCTCATTCTGATTTTATGTCAATGGTACATATGAAACAGTTCATCAACGGTCTTCCAACTGAAAACTGGACAGACACATTGGTCTACGAGATTCTCCCACATACATTAAGAGTCAATACGATTCCCCAAATGTATCCTTTCCACTATCATATCAAGTCGTTTGCTGATAGAATACTGGAGAATACTAATGACTGATACACCAGAAGAATATGTAATCGTTTGGGAAGCTCCGGAGATCATCGCACCTGAGTTTAGACTCTACTATGATGAGAGGGGTTATCTTATCTGCTATACCTGTGAAAAACTTGAGGGCAACTATATCGTCATTGATGCAATAACATTCGCTGAGGGTAGACCAGATGTCAGAGTAGCAGATGGCAGACTTGTTAGAGCTAGTACCGGCGCTGTCATCTCTAAGCTTCAATCTGATAATGAAGGTGTACTGTGCGAAACGGAAGATATCAGTGTCATTACTGAAACAAATGGAAAATATTGGAAACTAAAGACTTATGAGCTTAGATAATATAGTAGACATTGCTGACCTTGACGTGATTTATCTGTCATACGATGAACCACAGAAGGAGGAGTTCTGGCTTAAGATTAAGAACATGGTACCCTGGGCGGTTCGTGTTGATAGCGTTAAGGGATCAGATGCAGCACACAAAGCAGCAGCAGAAATGTCAACAACCGAACGCTTCATTCTCATTGACGGCGACAATATGCCTGATGAAAAGTTCTTTAACCTACAACTAGACTTTACCGACAAAGACCCTAGTTATCATCAAGCACAATACCGCTGGAGAGCGATCAACGCTATCAATGGACTACGCTATGGCAACGGTGGTATGTCAAGCTGGACAAAAGAATATGTCGCTAATATGCACACGCATGAGACCAGTGATGGTAGTGATTCAACAATGGTAGACTTCTGTATGGACTCTACGAATAGTCTCTACTGGTCTATGTACGATTGTTATTCAACTACCTATCCGAACTACACTCCTTTCCAAGCCTGGCGAGCAGGATTCCGTGAAGGTGTCAAGATGGTACT